CATGACCACAGAGCCGGGAGGCGACCACGACAAGATTGCCCGTGCGTTGTGGACGCCCATGCCAAAGCCAGAGCCTGCACGGTCCTCGGTTGACGTAGCCGATGCAGCTATCAAGGCGGCGATGCTGCTGGTGGCTGTGGGCGCTGCCTTCGCCATCCGAAAGAAGGTGATCTAAATGGCAACAAATATTGGTATCAATTTCCGGCTCACCTCTGGATATGTTTCCGACCCGACAGATACAACGTATTGCATAGGAGACGCCTACCCGACCACCAGGGCCACTGTTGGGACTGGACAAAACGTAACGTTTGGCTGGCCCTCAAGCCTAGGTGCAAACTGTAGAGATAGGTCTACTGGCGTAGATGCTCGACTTGCTGGACAAAATCAACCCACATCAAACTCTAATTTTAGAATTGATCTTCCAGCACCCGGCGTGTGGACTGTGAACCTTGCGGTGGGTGACGCTGCTGGGGTAAAAACGGCGTTCTGGGACATTCTCGACTCGGACGGGTCAACTGTTCTTGCGTCAATGGCCGATACGCTTACAACATCGGGGCAATGGTTTGATGCAACTGGAGTAAATCGCACAAGCTCGTCTGATTGGGTTAGTAATAACGCCAGTATCAATGTCACATTGTCTGGAACGACGATGTACTTCAGGTCGAAGATTGGGGCGCAACCCGGTGTCATTGCGCACATTCGGCTGTATCAGGCATCATCCGGCCCCACAGTCACCACAGTAAGCAGCAACAGCGCCACAGAAGGCAGCAGCATCGTCCACACCGTCACCCTGAGCGCAGCGGTGACAGGATCAGCAGCCTCTTACGCCATCACCCTCGCAGGCGGTACTGCTACAGGCGGTGGCACGGACTACACCAGCACTCTGAGCAACGGCATGTTCTCGGACTCCGTGACTGTCTCGGGCGGCAATATCTCCGTTCCAGTGGGCGTATCGACCTTTACCGTCACAGTCTCCACAGCAGGCGACACGATTGACGAGGCCAACGAAACCTACACGCTGACCATTGGCGGCACGGCTGGAACTGGCACGATCAACGACGACGATGCAGCACCAACGATCACGGGCACAACATCGCAGACAGTGACCGCAGGCTCTCCCGTAGTCATCACCTACAGCCCCGGCCTGTCTGGTCAGACCCGCACCTACACGCTGGCTCTGACTGACGGCACTGCAGTGGGCGGAACTGACTACGACAACACCACGGTAACGGGTGATTTTGCAGTGACCGCAGGCACCGGAAGCGTGTCTATCAGCGGCTCAACTGTGACGGTTGACCCTGGCGTGACTGAGTTCACTCTGACGATCACCACGACGGCCTAGCCTTTACCAATCAGCAAAATAGGCGCATGACTGATAACCAGGTTATCCAACGTGGCATAGAAGCCGCAAGAGTGCTGGAAAGCGAAGCGTTCAAAGAGGCGCTGAACAGCTTGCGCGAGTCCGTCATTGCACAGTGGAAGGAATGCCCTGTGCGTGACAAAGAGGGAGCGTTGTTGCTGCTGCAATTGGCGAAGATGGCCGACAAGTTCGAGTCAATCCTCGTAGGCATGCTTGAAAACGGGAAGTTTACGCAGCGCAAAATTGAAATGGACGAACTGCGGGACGAATCTAAACCGCGTCAGTTCATGCGCAGGATAGTAGGCTAGGCACTTAGCTTTACGCGACCGTCGAGAGACGCCGCACGATCCACCTAGTGCCAGGGGTGGGTAGTTTGACCAAAGGACTTTCACATGACCGGACAAGCAGACTCTGCACCCGAGACAGGTGGATTAGACGACCTCGCTTCTTTTCTTGAGGACACTCCCGAACAGGAATCCGAAGAACAGGAAACAGAAGCAACCCAAGCCGATGACGAAACCCTCGACACTGAGGACAATTCTGATGACGCAAACGACGGACAGGATGACGTGGAGGGCGATGAACCCGAAGCCGATGAACCTGCGCCCGTTGAAAAAATCACCTTCAAGGTGAAAAACGCAGATGGGAAAGAAGAAACCGTAGAGGCCACTACGGAAGAAATCGCCAATTCCTATATGCGGCAAGCAGACTACACCCGCAAGGCCCAGGCCCTCTCAGAGCGTGAGTCTGAAGCGGTGAAGTTCTTGACCCAAAAGCATGAAGAAGTCCGCAATCACTATTTGTCACAGGCAGAATTAGCCAGGGCTGCTGTGACACAGATGGCGGGCATCAAAACAGAGTCGGAGATGGCGCAACTTGCCAATTCAGACCCTGCGGCATGGGTTGCCGAATCGCAGCGACAGCAAGCGGTTGCCAAGTTCCTAAGCCAGCTAGATCAGCAGATCAACGGCGAGCGGACCAAGGCAGAGCAGGAAGCGGCGCAGGCCCGTATGCAGTCCACCAAACAAGCGTATGAGCGCACTTGGGCTGAACTGCAAAAAGACGGAATTGACCGCGACAAGCTGGCAAAGATTTACGGCAACGTGACGAAGAACTACGGTTTTTCAGAGGCAGAGCTTGCAAGTGTTTATGACCACAGGCAGGTACGGCTGATGAAAGACGCGATTGCATTTCGTGAGCTTCAAGCTCAGAAGGCAGCAGTCACCAAGAAGGTGCAGGAAGCACCACGCATGCCAAGCAAACAAACAAGCCCTGCGCAAACACGGCAAGACCAGGCACTTGAAAACAAATTCAAGGGCGGTCGTGCAAAGCTAAACGATCTCGCCGCATATCTGCGGTAAACAGGAGCATTACAAATGACAGTCCCAACCAACCTCTACCAAAAGGCTTCACTCAAGGGCAACCGCGAAGACCTGCTGGACAAAATCTACAACACCTCCCCGTCTGAGGTGCCATTGTCGTCTGCCTTTGGCCGCACGACTGCCATCACCGATTTCCACGAATGGCAGACTGATGCTCTCGGCGCTGCTTCGGCATCCAATAAGATGATCGACGGCGACGATGTGACTTTGGACGCGCAAGTAGCCACTGTCCGCATCGGCAATCACCTTCAAATCTTCAACGGTACGGTGGGCGTTTCTCGCCGCGCCAACATCGTGAAGAAGGCTGGTCGTGGCGCTGAAATGGCGTACTTGAAGGGCAAGAAAATGCTCGAACTCAAGCGCAACATTGAAGCGATGGTCGTGTCGCCTACGCAAGTTGCCATCGCTGCTACTACCTCCGTCGCTGGTCAGTCCGGTGGCTTGGGTGTTCAATTGGTGTCCAATCCGCTGCACAATGGCGCTGGCGCTACTCCCGCTTGGACTTCTGGCGCTCCTACGGCTGCTATCACTGCTGGTACTAACCGTGCCTTCACTAAAACACTGCTGGACACTGCCTGCCAGAACATCTACACCACATCGGGCCAGTTTGCCGAAATGCTGGTAGTGTCTCCTGCACACAAGACTCTGTTCTCTGCTTTCGCATCTGTGGCCCAAAACCGCATTGATGTGAAGGGTGGCAAGAACAGCCAGGCTACCATCGTTGGCGGCGCTGAGGTTTATCTGTCCGACTTCGGCGGATTGACCGTGGTTCCTCACTACCTGATGGCTGGCTCTGACACGGCTTATGTGCTGAACACCGACTACATCGACTTGGCTTTCTTGGATGGCTTCAAAACCACCGAATTGGCTAAGACTGGTGACAGCGACAAGGTGCTGATTACCGCTGACTGTGCTTTGGCTGTGCGCGCTCCTGCAAGTTGCGCGAAAATTACCAACTTGACCCCTTAATAACGGGTTGACGGTATCAAAAGGGCTTCTTCGGAGGCCCTTTTTTATGCCTTTACCACTTTGGACAATCAAGGTATTGCATTAAGTCGAGGTATCGCCGTGGATGATTTCCATATTATTGAATCTGCAAATGAATACGGCGTTGCGCGAGATGTTCGTGTAGAGGGCGATAACGTCATCACAAAGCAGACCTACGACGCCGCTCCGTTGCTCAAGTTCGCGGCTGATGCTCGTATTGCCAATGAAGGCAAGCGGTGGGGGGATGGGCACTTTGTTGGCATCATCCCGATGGCAGAACTTACGCGCATCAACGACACCTACAAGAGCGCAGAGGAACGGAAGCACCAGATTCTTGCGTGGCTTCGTGATAACCCCAAATTAGTCACCTTTGAGAAGTTCCTCAAATGAACTACGACGAACTTAAAACAGAAGTTGCAGCATATCTGCATCGTACCGACCTGACAGCATTCATGCCGGGTTTCGTGGAACGTGCAGAGGCGTTTCTATTCCGTGAATTACCTATCAAAGACCTGACTACCAAAGTTGCAGGGACTACCACGGGTGAATACTTCACGCTCCCGTCTGATCTAGGTTCTATCTCGAAAGTCACGGTAACGATTGGCAGCAGCGAAGTCGCACTAGACTACATGGCGCAGCCCGTTTCGTACTCTACGACTTACCCAGAGTTTTACTCATTTGATAACGGACAAGGGCGTATCTGGGGCGCTTCTGGACAAGCCTATACGCTGTACTACACGCCAAACATCGCGGCGCTGTCAGGATCAAATACAAGTAATTGGCTATTGGTCAACGCGCAAGACTTGTACTTTTACGCGGTGGCTTTAGAGGCCGCACGATTCATCCGCAATCAGGTGGAAATTGCATCTATCAGCGCGATGATTCCCGTATTGATGGAGTCGGTGAAAAGCTACTCAAATCGTAAGTCTCTGCCCGCTACGGGTTCAATGCAGATTCGGGCGCGGTAATGGACAAGCTATTAGGCTTCGTGCCTGACGCAGACCCCACAACGCCGGGAGTGCTTACCAGCGTAACAAACCTGATTCCGTATGAAAACGGCATGAAGGGTGCGCCAACGGGTTCAACGCCTAGCGGAGTCCCTGCATTGGCTTCTGCTTGTCTTGGAGGCGTGGTTGTTACCAAGCTGGACGACACGCGCAGGATATTGGCGGGAACACAAACGAAACTTTACGAACTGTCTGGAGGCTCTTGGTCGGATGTGTCTACAGGCTCCTACACAGGCGGCACAGACTCGCGCTGGTCGATTACTCAGTTTGGGAACGATACCGTAGCCGCCAACCTTTCAGACACCAT